ATTGACGTGCTTCATTTAGCTGTAACTTGGCAGGATCAAAACCAAGTGCTTGCAATTCAACGTCAGCATTTAAGAATGCAGTTGATCTAGTTTGACGAGATGTCTTCCATGATTCTAATAATTTTGCAATACGCTCTGAAGTAAGATTTGTGCCATTTGATTTAAGAACCATTTGTGGCATTGGCTCTTTGGCATACATTTCAGCTGCTTGCTCAAGTGCTGCAGCCGCTTTAATTGTGCGACCTGCACGATTTAGGATTCCTTCATCTAAACCATTGAATACAATTAAACTTCCAACACCGAATGGTGGCACTCTACGTCCATCAACTGTGTAATACTCAATTTCTGTTGAATTGCCGTTAAGTGAAGCATAAACTCTGTTTGGAGCAATTCTTGTCCAAGCACGAATGCGTGAAGCATCTGTTGCAGCGTAAGCATCCATGATCATTCCGTATGCAACGCCATAAAGTAATAAATCTTCTGCGATCCAAGCATAAATTGCTGAACCAGCAACACGTGGATCTGGTTGCATGATTACACGATTTGGGCGAACATGCTCATTTGTAAAATGGTTATATTGCTCAAGAGGTAATGAACCGACTGTTGAGCAAATAATGTTTCTGGCACGTGCAGCAGATGGAATTGCCATGTATTGCTCACGTGTTGCAGTTGTAGTTCCAAATAGGATTCCGCCAACTAATTGTTGGGCGTTATATGGTGAAAGCGATGCCTGAACGTCTATTTGTTCGGCTTGTTGTCTAGTATTAAAGCGATCAAAGATTCCCATAATATGAGACGAATTATATCATTATTTGATACTAAGCGATTTGTATATCTACCTCAGTTTCAGCCTGTGTCGCAAAGTATGAAACCAAAGCACTGGCAACGCTGGCACAAACTGCAACTCTTGACGCCCTACGTCCGATAATCCAAGCACCATCGCCAAATGGCAATCTAGCAGCTGATAAAACCTGTTGTGTTAATTCATCTTGTCCGCCATGTTGTAATCGATGCGAGTTAATCGCTCCAAGCCATCTATCGCAAGATTCTGAATAAATTGCGCCGTCCATGTCGGTTGTATTAAAACCAGCCTGTTGTAATCGGCTTGCAACTGCGCTCGCAGTTCGCTTTGAATAGGCAATTGTTTCTACCTGGTATTTTCTGTAATAAGGCGCAACATCGTTGGCAATTGCTAAATCATTTAATGAGAAATCATTTGACCAGGTATGTAATAGCTGTATGTAGAATCTCTCTCCTGGCATTCTTTGTGCAGCAACTAAAGCGGCAAATTTACGATCAGGCGATAAATCAAGTCCAAGCCACATTGGCTTTTCTGGATCAAGTGGAATTGGATCAATTTTGCAAGATTCCCATTTTTGAGCATCTACAACTGAATTGATTGTATCCACCCATTGGCATAAAACTTCAGTTCGCACAATATCTGGTGGATCGTTAATAACTGCTTTTAAGTTATCTGGATGGATTGTTATTCCTAAAGAGGGGTTGGCTTGAGCGAACGCATCCCAGTTCGGCTCACCTGACGGAAGTGTGATAGGAGTATTGGGCTCTGCACTCCATTCAAACCAACCAATATCATCATTTGCTCCACCAGCAGCAGCTAGTGCTCTGGATCGTAAAGCATTTAATACAACTGAGTGCTGATCTCCAGCATTTGAATAAATCCATGTTTGGGGATTCTTTGCAGCCATCATTGTATATCGCATTGAAGACCAGGCATCTTGATCTTTATATTCTCGCAACTCATCCATGTGAATTGTTTCTGGCTTTGAAATACCACGTGATGCGTTATTGCTTGCCTTAATTACAATTCTGCGATTGCCTTTTAGCTCTAATTCTTCTGCGCCATGTTGCCAACGAATTTTCTTTACTTCAGATGCCAATTTGTCGTTTTCTTCAATCAAGCCAATAATCTGACGAAACGTCTCAAGTGAGGTTGTAAGTCTGTGAGCAGATGCAAGTTGTAATCCTTCGCCCCAAATGTAAGCACCCGTCAGCATTCGAAGCATCATAAATGTGCTCTTGCCATTCTGGCGTGCAATAACAAGTCCATTTTCAGAATGGTGCCAGCGACCATCTGGCTTAACCTTGTGCCCATGAATAGCCACGAACTTCTGCCACTCCATTAACGGGATGCCAATCTCAGCTGCAAAGTCAATCATCTCTTGACCTTTGGACGGCAAATCATTGAGTTGGGAGTGAATACGTGGAGTTTGCACACCTCCTAATTCTGATTGAGGTTTATTCAAAGCGATCTCGCCAGTGTTGGTCATGACGTTTCTGAATTAAAAGGATCGTGCCCGATCGAGGTGTTTTGTCGGTTAGAAAGATCGAGGGGGGTCGGTGGTGTCCTGTTGCTCACAAAAAAACGCCCCCCTTTAGAATAATTACATCTAGAACAAGCAGCAACTAAATTATCATCACTATCTAGTCCACCTAGTCTTCTAGGTATTACATGATCAACTGTATCAGCCTCTTGTCCACAATACTGGCAAATGTAGCCATCCCTACGAAGTATCCGTTCTCTTGTCTTACGCCAAGTTCTTGTGCCTACTCCTGACTTAGCCATTAATACCAGCCACGTTTATTATGGAAAGCGAGCGCATTACATGCTGTTAAATGTTTATGTTTAATATATTTCAATCCTTGATCTATTTGGTAAAACGGATCTTTGCTCTTTAGGTTTAATAGCTGTGGTATTCCATATGCACTACTGTTTGGATTTTTTGCCTTGTAGTTCCATCTTGATTCTTTATACCAAAGATCACTTACACAATAGAACTCTTTGAAATCATAGTTTAATTGCATAAATGTATATTGTTTATAAACGTTTATATTAGCTGCTTGTACTGGCTCTAAGGCTATCATTTGGCTCACAAATAGAGATATCCCAATTAGCGAGCACCTTGCGAGCCATCCCCTACGGGGCTCGCCTTTTCGCCCTTGAAGGCGAATGCTTCTAAAGCGTATCATATGTAATCAAGCACCTTTCATTTTTGAACGGGATCTTGGGAGTGTCGCTACTGCTTACATGCACCACATTTGTTGTATTCCATTTTCCAACCACCACATAATTCACATCGTTCAACTTGTTTATCCATGATATCTTCATCCAATCTTGCGCCTTTTCTGTAACACTTTTGGCATTCTGCGATGACGATTCCAACGGGCACATCCCATCCATATTCAATTTCAAATATAGTGGGTTTCTTGCACGCATTACATTTCATCACCGCAGCTTCAATCATGGCTTTGCGCCCCATCCTGTGCCCTTAAATATGGCTGGAGTTGCTTGATATACCTGCCTCATGACCGCCCCACATGTTTCGCATAATGGATTCTCATGGACAATTGGCAGGCTATATTCAATGATGATTTCTTCACCTGGACATTCATAATCGTATTTAGGCATGATGTCCGTAATCGATTCGGTTAATAACCCCACATCCAACGCATTTAAGCAATCCTTCAACATGAACCATGCGTGGATCGTTGCAAAGTTCGCAGCATTCAGATAGCGGCACAATGTCTGGAACTACGCCATTTTGCTGAAATCTTAAACGTAGTCCATCAGCTTTAATGATTTCTAAATCTCCCATTTATTTGTCCTTGTCTGGATCTGGAAAGTAAAACTTGCCATTGCTTGTAACTTTTGCCCATATTGGCTCGCATTGATCTGCCTTGCTTTTCTCAACGCATACATATCCCAAGAATGGTCTCCCAGTCTTACTGGTTCCCTCCTTGCGCAACATTTGACCATGCTTGCAATCGAAACTTTCGCTTATCTTCTCAGCGTTTAGCTCTTTTGCAACATCATCAACTGACCAAGCAACTGGTGCTGGATCTTCTAACTTAGGTGCTGACCAATCAGCATTTCTTAAAGCATCTACAACCGCAGCTGATCGAGATCCTGGTGCTCCATAAGTAGGCTTTACTTGCTCCTGGTTACCTTTTGCCACCTTTTGCATCTCTTGTTGAGATGGTCGTTTTCCTTTTGTGGCATAACCTGCGTTTGCAAGAGCTCTGCCAATTGCAGAAGTTTCGCAGTTCTCAAGAGCAGAAGTTTGATTAACACCCCTCGTTGCCACTGTTTCTTCAGCGATACCAGTTGTCCAAGCCTTCGCATCAACCTCAGTTCGATAAATCCGAGCCAAAACAATAAATCGATCTTTCGATGCTTCCAATAACTCCGTTTCAATACGCCCATCTTGATGCTCCTTCCAGAACTTTTCTAAACGAACCTCTACTGGTTCATAATCATCTAAATTAAAACCCATAATTTAATTCCTGCTTTCCTTGTCGGTATTCCTGTTGTGCACGAAGATCCCAAGTGCTCCCATCATGCCAAGCCTCCACGTAGTGTCGGCATCTGTCGCAGTAGGCACGCTTTGTGCCGTCTGTGCTGGTCGTGATCCACGTTGCAGGATTTTGACCTTTAATTGTATGCGCTCCATATTGCGCTTTGCAGTAATCACACCAAACACTGCGATTAGAATTTCTCGTAATCATCGGTCAGCTGTGCTTCGAGAACATCTTCGAAGAATCCCAAGTAAGCGACTGAATCCGCAACACTGTCGTGATGTGTTGGTGTTTCAACCAAACGAGCGATCTTGAGCCCGACCATACAAAGTACAACTTGGTGTGCAGTAATTGGCATGTCGAGAATGCCTGACCAAATGTCTGCAATTCGCTTATGGTTGGTATATGGAGATCCATAAATTCGACCTCTGTCTTGTGTGAGTATTGTTGCTTCTGCAAATAGCGCATCACGATTAGCGGACATTCTTCTGAACCACTTTCATGCCTTGTTCATAACCAGCACGCCATGCTTCATCTGTTTTCTTATTCATACGATCTTCACGCCAAGCAAGAAAACTGTAAATAACCACAAATGCAATCATGGCAATAGCAGCTGCTTGGATGTCTGTTATGTTTTTCATTTTACTCCCGATCTCAGACGTTTGTCTGTTGGGATTAGTATGTGCTAAATCAGCGACAATCTGGTAAATGCGTTGGGCGTGTTAAATAACAATACTGTTATCAACGGCATCAATCTGTTCATCGATTGTGCGAGGTTTGTAATCGGTTTCTCTAGACATAGGATTTTCCAAGAGCTGTAAATGATCCATCTTTGTTAATTGGAATCATGTGTGGGGTCATATTCTTACCATCCCAATCCAATATCACGATGCCCATCTGCCAGTTGGCTATACCTTTTGTATAACTGGCTTTTTTCTTATCCATAAGATTACCAGTCTCTATGCCGTAAATCGTCCTGTATTGGGCTCCTACGCCCTCTGTGTAGGCACTTAGCCCTAACTTATGGGTATGACCACAAACAACGCTCTTTCCTGCCTTTTTAGCCAGATTTAGGGCAGTTATGCCTGCGTTGGGGTTTGTGTTGCCTTCATCGCCATGAGCCAAGATCCAGCCTTTTTCAAACTCATAGAATGTTTTGTGGAATTGAATGCCCATTGTGGCAAAATCCATAAACTTTTCATACTGCAATTCAGGCAGGCTAATTAAGCCAGGTACTTTTAATAAAGTGTTGTATAAGCGATCAGTATGATTAGAGCGGACAATATGAGCCTCTCTAGCGTGCTCGGTGAGATCCCAAAGAATCGACTGAGT